GATCAAATTGATCCAACTTCTTTTTCAACTGGCTAATCAAATCACCGGACGGTTTGCCCAGCATTTTGATACGATAATTGTATGTACGTTCGCTTTCGGCGAGGTAATGGGCAAAATTTTTCATATCAGGTTCCTGTAACATATTTATTCTTTTTTATCTTTTTGATCTTTACTGAGCAATCGTTCTAGTAGATCGTTGCGACTCAACACCATGCCCTGTGCTGTTTGCATGCTTTCGCCGCTGCCTTCTGCTGCCTTGGCATCCAGCACTGCTTGTTGTTGATCCAGTCGCATTTTTTTCAACTGTAGATCAATCATCTTCAACTTCTTGTCCATTTTGGCTGTTTTTGCTGTGATAGCATGCCCCAACATGTTGCTGGCCACACTGAATATTTCGCTGGCAAATCTTGAATCAACTTGCATGCCCAGATCCATTAGATCATTGTAGCTGCTTTTGGCCAGGTCGGCCAGGCCGTCCATTTCTTCGTCGTTGGCTTCTAGGCCACGCACACCTGGCAGGGCTTGATCAATTTTGTCTATGTTGTCGTCTAGGGTTTGTAGCTGGGCACGGAAGTCTTCCGCAGTCTGTGGGGTAGGTTCGTCTTCTACGGGTGTTGACGGGGGTAAGTCAAACAAGGATTCAAGTTTACGGGTCATTCCCTATTTATGGGTCAAGCTCGGCCGTTTGCAAACATATCGTTCTCGGTGATGACTCTAAAACTTAGGCCGTTTTTTCTGGCCCATTTTGTAGCAGCGTCCCATTTGGCATAGTTGATTGCTACCACAGCACGGTCTCTGCTGTTCATTTTTGACTCAATCACACTTTGACTTTTGGGTTTGATTTCAATCGACTCAGCTCGCATGGTGTTGTCCCTGGTGCGATAAGTTATTAGAAAATCTGGAATATACTGTGTGACCTTGCCTGTTATGGGATGACGATAAGGAATAGCAATGCTCTCTGACGCCCACTGCAACACATGATCATTGGTGTCACAGAACTTCATGAAGCTGAGTTCCCAACCTGATCTATAGCGTGGTGTACCATTGCCCGCGTACTTTTCACGATTGACTATGACATAGTTGCCTTGTGCCCAGCGACTCATTTTAGCACATTTCTAGCTTGATAGAAATTGGGTGTTACTGCCACGCCCACGCCCAGCAGCGTGGCTCGGCTGCGGATACTGTTGAGATAATAGGCCAGGCTGGCACTGAGATTGACCCCGTTGAGTCCTTGAAACTCTTTCAACAATGTGAGTGGTGATATGCCTGTGTCTTGTGCCACTCTGAACAGACTCATGGTAAAATTGCCTGCTGCCTGTCGAGTGGTCATCACACTAGAAAAATAACTGAAAACCACATCATATTCGTTGGCCGGCACATCTACTTCATAACTGTAGAATTGATCAAACAGTCTCACTGTGAGATCTTTATTGGGGTTGGTATAGTTTACGGTGCTCATGATTTGAACGGCGATTTGGCCCCTGCGTTGTCTACCCCTCGACCAGTGACTGGCGCAGTCTGTGGTGCAATTTTGGGCGTGGGGAACAGCCAACCATTGGCCTTGTTGGCCACTTGACGTACACCACCTGGTATACCTTGTCGGAGAGTTTCAGTACCCAGAGCCACGGCTTCACTGGCTGCAATACTGCCAAGATTTTTGCCTTTGAATGTTCGGCTGAGTCTGGCAGCTTTCTGTGCTGCGCCAATGTAGCCCAGAACTGATCCACTTTGCAAGTCACCAAGAATGCCAGCACCTGCATCCAACAATCCGCCCTGACCAAACACAGTGGCATTGGCGCCGGGTCTAGCAATGGGACTCACAGTTTTGTCATAGTGTGCGTCAGTGGCAAAACCTTGTACGTTGGGGTCACCGCCTGATTGTGCTCGACCCAAGGCACCTGAATAGTATTTCACAGTTTCATATGCAATGGTCATTGAGTTTTGCATGGTGCCAGCACCTTCAGAATAATTGTATTGGTCGCCGCCCCAGGAAGTGATTAGTGGATTGATCAACACATACTCTGCAAACTTGCGCTGGTCCATGCCGTAGATTCTGATGTCACGAAAGAATGGCGGTTTGCCTGTGGTGCCTGCTGTGTTGCCATCGTTGTAGGCTTCACCAATGTAACCCCAGTCGTTGACATTGCCAATGCGTTGACTGTCGTAGATGTCTCGATCATTGTAACCAAAGCCGGCTTGTCGCAGTGAACTTTCGCCATTGGTACCGTTGTTGTTGTTGGGGGACAAGTATCTTTGTGTGGGATCTTTGTAGTAATAACTCATGTAGTAGTACCACAACTTGCGATTCAAGTCATTGCTGGTGTCATGAAATGTCACATTGACGGGCTCATAATTGAGTTTTTTCTGTATGATTCTTTTGCGGTTGTATTGATTCAGAGTTTCCACATCAATACTGAATTTGGGTAGATCAATGGTTTTTACCGTAAGGCTCAGCATGGTTCTGTCCTCAGGGCTGAAGGCAGCGTTCAAAAAAGGAATCTCTGTAACATTCAGTGTGAAGCTGACATGAAAGAGAAACTTGTATCTAGGCTTGAGTTCGTAGGCGTTGGTGGTAAATGTACGGCTTGCGTGTTGATAATCACGCAACACACTGTTGCCTATGAACCCACCAACAAGTTGCTTGCCGAAGCTCTTGAAGTCTATGCCTTGGGTGACTCCTTTGAGGAAGTCTTGTCCAAATGCCATGTTTTAAACAGCCTGGCCTGCCAGGCCCAGGCCTGCGCCTGTTACTACATCGCCAAGAGTTCTACCAACAGTTGTACCAACTCCAGTACCTTCAGGTGTTTGGTTGGCGTTGTCGTACACAATGCTCATGGTTATTGATACTGGAGCATTTTCACTGTAGTTCAATGCACCGTAGTCAGCACCACTGAGATAGCAACCATACAATTCCCATGTTTCCAGCACCACTGGTTCATTGGCTCCGTTGCCACCGTCCAGTATTTCTACCTTGGTGGTGAATTTGTAATCAATGCCTGATGCAGCACTACTCATTTCCAAAAAGTCCATTTGCTTTTGCAGTTGCTCGCCAATTAACCTGCTGACTGCACCTGATGCATCATCACGAATTTCGCATGAGGTAGGTGCCCATGAGTGTTTGCCGGCCAGTTTGATTGTGGAATTGTAGATGGGAATTGGAATTTCCTCAAATGTCAAATTGGGGCGAGCAAAACTTATGACCTGTTTGGTCAGTTCGGTTCTTGGTGTACTCACACCAAAGTTTTCAAACATAACTCTAAAGCGATATTTGAGTTTGGGCATCAACAGACCTTGGGTGCTTGAACTTTGGTCACTGGCCAAGGGTACTGTCATTCTCTGTAATGATGAAACTGCCATTTGTTATTTCTCCTGTTGTTTTATTTACCTGAAATGGAGGCCCGGTTAAAGGCCCCCTGTTTCATCATGCTGCCACGCCTGAAATTTCTCCTGTGTTCTTGATACGCAGCGGAATGTAGATGAATTCCACGGCTTTCACAGGTTCAATAGCAATGTCTACATACAATTCGTTGCGGTCAATACGTGCAGGTGTGTTGTTGCTCAAATCACAAACCACCAAATAGTCATAGATAGCACGTTTGGCAATCAAGTCAATCATCAGACTGTTGATGGTGTTGGTGATTTCGTTACGAGTGATTTGATCATTGGGTTCAAACAAATATTGCTTGCCAATCTCTTCTAGTCGTCCACGCAAGAACACAATCAATCTAGCAACGTTGATACGGTCCAGGGCTGTGGTCAATCCTTGACGTGTTTTGTTGCCAAAATTGGTAATGCCAACACCTGGAATTACGGTGATAGGATTGATGTTGTTTTCGTACAATACATCACGTATGCCCTGCCCCACGGCAGTCTGAACAAACTCACCTGTGGTAGATTCAATGTAGCCAATGGCTTCAGCATTGTCGATCACCCCGCGACGTGTGCCAGCTGGTGCCAACCATGGATAACTCACTGCATCACTGCGCAGTATGGTGCGAACCATCATGTGTGTGGGCGGTGCAACCACTGTGTTGCCTGACAGGTCTGTGGTCTGGCAACTGGGATAGAACACAGCAGCATAAGCACTACCAATGGTGAGACCGTCTTCAGTTGGCAAACCCAGACCGCCGTTGTTGGTGGCATAGTTCAACAAATCTGTGCCGTTGGCCCCCAACCGCATTGGAGTGTCACCCACAACAAACAGTGTGTTGGAACGCTCGTTGCTGAGTGCAACCATGTTTACAGCCAGTTCAGGATATGCAGGAGCGGCAATCAAGTTGAATTGATTTTGTTCTTCTCTTGCTGGAAGACTGGTGTCAATGCCTGATTTTAAAGCAGCCACAACCAGTTTGCGCTGTGCTTGACGACCAGCGTACATGGCACCATTGTCTTTGTTGCCTGACGCTGTGAGCCAGGTATTGGTCTCTGCAGGCAATGTGTCATCAGGGAATGTGGTTGAGTTGAAATAATTCAATTGGAAACTCTTGACATTGTAACCTGATCTGCGTGTGTTGAACAGCAACATACCCTGGGGATACAGTGCAGGATTGGGTGCGTCCAAGTCCAAATAATTGCTGGTTAACAAACTCACAATTGTGGGAAATGGATCTGCCACAGGATCTGTGGTACCATTTGGTGCCCAACGTGCATCTGCAAACAAAATACCGTTTGAACTCACTTGATCTGTGGTGTCAACTGCCACCCATTGTTCAACACCACTCACAGGTTCCCAACGATACAACAATGGATAATTTTCCAAGTCTGAACTGTCAATCCACAGATCGCCAGGTTCCAATGGACTTCCAGCAGTGTCATTTTGTGTGGTGGGTGCTGTGGCAGCCACAATAGGTCCAGACTCATTGGTGAGAGTCAAGTTGTAACCACGTGTGTCATTGGTGACGTTTTGATATCCAACCCAGGCACCGTTGTTTTGAATCATGATGTCAACATCGTCCACAGCACTGTAAAACCATAAACGCCCATCTGCAGGATCTTGATCAGGTGCGGTATCGCTGGCAGTATAGGTAAATGTTGGCACTGTGACCCAGTTACTCAACACAATAATGCCAGTTACTGTGGCTGGTCTGCAAAAAGTGGTCCAATTCGCCTCAGGAGTGGCGTAATCAGCTTCAAACCCTGCAGTGGTCACAGGTGTGCCCGCAGTATTATCTAAATTTATCATACCGCCTTGACTGTGAGTAAACACAATATTTCCAGCGCTGTTTACACTTGCGCTGACATAAGGTATGTTGGCTGCACCAACAGCAGTGATAAAATTTGACACTGAGCCTGTGCCGCCAATGGTCACAGTATAAGGACCGTTTAAGGTTGAGATACCTGCTTCAGTTGCGTACACATCAAATGTATTGCCTACTGTGAATGCATTGCCAGTGGGAGTGGTCTTTCCTGTGACCACTGTGGCGCCCAAAACTGCTCGTTCCAACAACATGAAACTGCTGTTGTCATCTGGTTGTGTGAGAAATTCTAAGTTGTTGTACTGCAGATAAGTTGTGCCAACTGGAATATTTCTTCCGCCACCAGTGGGATCAAGTTCAAAATTTGCTGTGCCATCATAAATGTAAACATTGGTAGTTTGTGGCACAAAGGCATCTAGTGCAGCACTGTACACTTTGACTTTGACACTCAGGCCGTTGCCGGCTGAGCTGATGTTTTGCCACACAGAACCTGTTGGTGCTGGATCAGTTTGCCCAGTGGCCCAGCGTGGTGATTGATAACTGTAGCCTGGGAAATAACTTGGTGCGCGGTATGTAGTGGCAGTTATACCCAATGTGGCCAATAGTGAAACGCCGTTGTTGGGACCTGGTTCAATGTTAATTTGCCCACCGTTGTCACTGGAACCGTCACTGACGGCTTCTGAAGTTGCAAACAATGTGAGTTTGTTGCTGATGGAAGCAGCATACACACCCAGGATGGCTTGATTGTTGATGGCTGTGGCCAATCCAGCCACCGTATTGTTTGAAGCAACAGGAACAGTGACAGTTGCTCCGTTGATGATCATATTGTAACCAGCAGTCAATGTGCCTGACACTGAAATGCTACCTTGCACCGTGGGCCAAGATGACTTCCAGTCGTCGCTGCCAACTTGCACCCAGGTATTGTACAAAGTGCTGAGATACGTGCTAGAAGTTTCTGCACTGGTGGGACCACCACGTTT